ATACAGCGTTTTACTGACGTGCAGCAAGAGATAGAGGCCGCATTAGCACCAGAGCAGGAACAGATTGCCCAAGCTGTGCAGACGGTGATTCAAGCCATGCAATACGACCCTGAGTATGCGTGGGGTTGGCACTGCAACATTGCAATGGCTTTTGTGGACGCAGGCGGCGACCGATATACAGCTAATCAAGGCGCGGCTCGTTTCCTCGAAATGTTTGCCAAGGTTCAACCTGCGCATGAGCTACCAGCACCAGAGCAAGATATGGTGGCGTATGAAATCGAAGCTAAATTAAAGGAAAAAAACACATGAAAGATGCTATTTTTGAAATTGTAACTACAGTTGGAATTGTGGTGGCTTCTGTTTTTTTACTTTGTGTATTCGCGCAGGGCGTGCTTTCACTATTCGGTGAAGACCCTGCATCAGAATACCGCGCATTGTGCATTAAAAACGAAGGTAAGCCAGTTTTTAACGGCAAGTATTGGGAGTGCATGAAATGACTGACAAAACTGACCGAGAACTAATACAGCAAGCGCTAAACGATCTTGAAGCGTTGGTCGCATACATCAAAGGCGGTGAGCCTGATCTTTTTATGCAAGTTCCTTCAATTGAAGCACTACGTGAGCGACTAGCGCAACCAGAGCAGTGGGGTATTGACGTACTTGGAGGTGATTGGAACAAATTTGCCCGTGCGGCCGTAGCCATACTAAAAGAAACAAAATGACTGACAGAGAAGCATTTGAAGAACGCGCCGCAATACTTCAATACGACGCTGGCTTAAGTAAAGCGGAGGCAGAAAAGAAAGCAAAAGCGCTAATGGAAAAACGGGAAATGTTGGATAAGATAGCGAAAATGAGGGAAAATAAGCACTAAGACGCATGAGACTTGATGAACTGTCCGATGGCCAGGACGACCACCCGCAAGGGAGCTAATCAGGTTTCAGCTATGTTGGTGGCGTATGCGGATGCCTACGTATTACGTGACTGACTGACACCCCGGAAAGTACGGGGACTAACAAGTCTAGGGTCTGGCAACGGGTTAGCGCCGTTGCTTCAGTTTGATCCTTTCTTCTTATCCGCTGCTTTATGCGAGCAGACCCTAGACTTGTTAGTGAATGCGTAGGCTGATACGCAAAAGCGGTGTCAAAGAGTCTTCTGTCTGCTAGGTTGATGACCCGTACCTGACTTTGCAATGCAGACATGCGGAGATCAGCGCCCGCCACTAACAAAACGAACGCTGCTTTCTTTTGCTCGAATTGGCTAGGCAGTTCTAAATGCAGCACCTAGATGACACCCCGGAAAGTACGGGGAACTAACACGCATGGGGATTGCCTCCGGTACTACGGGGGGAGCGCACAGTCTCCAGCCGTGTTAGTGCATTAAGACGCATGAACTTTTCGCATGAGCCGAACCGGACGGCAACAAGGCGTGACCAAGAGGCAGATGCGGGTAGCCAGCCCTAAACTCTGTTGCGGGATAATTGCGTAAAGTAAGATGATTGGCAGTCATCTAGGATAGCGTAAAAAGAGAGTTCAGTCGTGTTAGTGAATTGTCCGGCACAGGAGCTACGAAAGTAGCCTGCAAAGCGTATGGCCTGAATTTACAGGTGAACCCTATCGACGGATAGGGCTACGGACATCCGGGGTAATAAGCCCCACCTTATACAGCCTTATATTTTGATAGATATGGACAAACTACAAATACGCTGGAACAAAACAGACGACCCAGAATGGCCGCTGGGAGTAGTTTACAAACTTTTCAAACAGAGTGAGACTAAAGAACTGGATAGGCTGCTTGCAAAAGAAAGCTATCCTAAACTAGCCCCATGCCGGACAATAACGGGGGAAAAGTACGCACAAATTCCGGGAGTATGGAAAGAGCGAATAAGAGCAGACGCGGAAACAATGGCGTTGCCTGTTTATGTAGTAGATATTGATGGCGACCCTATAAAGTGGAATGGTTAAGTGTTGCAAAAACCGCATAATTGTGTAGAATAAACCTATCTATAGTAAAAAATGGATAGAAAATGACTACTAAGCCGAAATCCGGCTTTGGTCGGCCAAAAGGAACACCAAAGACCGGAGGAAGAACTGCCGGGACACCGAACAAAGCCACAAGGGAATTCAGGGAAACCATCAACAAGCTGTTGGAGGGCAATGCCGATAACGTTGCCAAGTGGCTCAAACAGGTGGCCGAGGGTATGCCAGAGTACGATATAAAGCCAGACCCGGCGAAAGCGTTGGACAATCTCGCAAAGCTGGCTGAGTTTGCCGCGCCCAAGTTGGCAAGGACTGAGCTTGTCGGGGCTGAAGGCGGTCCGGTTCAAGTGCAAGAGACACGCAGAACAATCGTAGACCCAAAGAATGACCGCAGTTCTTGATATTCCTACGCCACGGTGGGCTGTTTCATTATTGCAGCCAGCTAGATACAAAGGTGCATGGGGTGGCAGGGGGTCTGGAAAATCTCACTTTTTCGGTGAGTACATCATTGAAGAACATATACTTAACCCGGATGATGCAACAGTTTGCATACGTGAAATTCAAAAGTCTATAGAGCAATCAGTTAAGCGTTTGCTAGAGCAAAAAATCGTCAAACTTAATGCTGGTGATTATTTTGAGGTGTTGGATAAGGCCATTCGCAGCCGTCGCGGGGTTGGTGTTATCACTTTCCAAGGTATGCAAAACCATACAGCCGATTCGATAAAGTCGTTGGAAGGTTATAAACGCGCTTGGGTCGAAGAAGCCCAAACATTGAGCCAATACAGCCTGGATTTGTTACGCCCAACTATACGAATGCCGGGTTCTGAAATGCTTTTTAGCTGGAACCCAAGATTCAAAAGCGACCCAGTGGATGTGTTTTTTAGGAAAAAGAAACCAGATAACGCCATTGTTGTAGCGGTGAACTGGAACGATAATCCTTGGTTTCCTAATGAACTTCGTCAAGAAATGATTGACGATTTTGAGCGAGACCCAGATAAGGCCGAACATATATGGAATGGTGCTTATGGCGCAACGCAGGGCGCGATTCTGGCTCGGTGGGTTAATCAAGCCATTCGAGAAGGAAGGGCAACACCCGATGTAAATTTTGACCCGGACGGGGCAGGAATTGAGGTTTCGTGTGACCTTGGTTTTAGGGATACCGCTTCTTTCTGGTATTGGCAGCGCACACTTGGAGGCTTTCGCGTGCTGGCATACGATGGCGATACGGGTTTGGATGCGGACGACTGGATACCACGAATCCGTGACAAGATTATTGAACTCGGTGCAGGCCGAAAGCTAGGACGTGTGTGGCTTCCTCATGATGCGCGAGCCAAGACTTTTCAAAGCAAGCACACGACAATCGAACGATTTGCCCAAGCTTTCGGCACTGACAAATGCGCTATCGTGCCTCAATCCAAAAAACTAGACCAGATCAGCGCAGCACGCGCCGTACTTCCAAAATGCAAATTTAACTCTGAATTGTGCGAGGCTGGAATGGATGGGTTGATAGCATGGGAGTACGCATACAATGAAGATTTAGGGGTTTTTAGCCGTGAACCATTGCATAATTGGGCAAGCCATCCAGCGGATGCTTTTGCCTACGGCGCTCAAATAATGCAGGAATTAACACCAAAAGAACCCGAAAAACCCGCAAAATTCAACATAAAAGCACAAAACGGTGTCATAATTACAGCACCTTTAGATGAATTGTGGCAAGACGTTAAACGCCATCAGGAAAGATACTAATGTCTATATTTACAGTATCAGCTACCGAATTAGTGCAATTAGGAACTGGCGCTATTCAGCCGACAGACACATTTCAGAACGGTGTGCTTTTATCTGGTGATTTGAACAGGGCTATTGCTACAGGTGGTGACGAGTACGCTAATGGTCTTCTAATGACAGACGCTGGCCAGATTCGATACGTTGACGCGACTGCCGGGCTTCCTGTAGATGTGGTGTGGTCTAACGGACTGCCTAGAGCCAATGATGGCGCTTTGTGTGTCTCGACAGGCGCACTGGCGACATATTCAAACGGCACGCCAATGGTTGCGAATGGCGCGGTAAGAGTGAGCATAGTCCCATGATATTTGTACAAGCGCACCCACAAGCCAGACCGCCAGCCATTGATAAAATTGGCGCGGTGCAATATGTCATGTGGCACCCGGTTAAATGTGAAGACAAAACAGCATATTATTTGTTCCCAAATGGCGCAGAGCTAAAAACTAGCGCAACACCTGAAAGACTGGTGGCCGTTGCGGAAAGCCCAG